AAACATACACACAATTCAGATGATCTTGGAGGTCATTATGTCATTTAGTAAATCACTTATTGAAAAGCGTGATGCTGCGCTTGCAAAGGCAGAAGCCATTGTTGAAGCAGCACAGGCAGAAGCCCGTGAACTTTCACCAGAACAAGACGCAGAAATTGCTGTTGCTTTGGATGAAGTTCGTTCACTTGATGAGCAGATTGCAACCCACAGCGAACTTGAAAAGCGTTCGGCTGAGGCTGCAGAACTCCGCAAGGAAAAGAAGTTTGATGCAGTTGTTGCACCAGCCGTAGTTAAGTCTGAGGCACGCACCTACTCACCAAAGTCCGAAGTTTCGTTTGTTGCTGACGCATACGCTGCACAGTTCAACAACGACTTCGCTGCAAAGGATCGTCTTGCTCGTCACATGAACGAGGAAAAGATTGAACGCCGTGATGTAACCAGCGCAAACTTTGCTGGTTTGGTTGTTCCACAATTCCTCACTGACTTGGCAGCACCATTCGCTCGTGCAGGTCGCCCGTTCTTGGATGTTGCTCGCAAGCATGAACTTCCAGCATCAGGTTTGACTATCAGCATTAGCAAGGTCACAACTGGATCAGCAACCGCAGTACAAACTGAAGGTGCAGCAGTTCAGGAAACCAACATGGATGACACGAAACTTGATGTTTCAGTTGTCACGGTTGCTGGTCAGCAGAATGTCAGCCGTCAGGCTCTTGAGCGTGGCACAGGCATTGATTCATTGGTGATGGCAGATCTCGTTTCTGCATACAACACCAACCTTGATTCATTGTTCGTAACCACCAGCGCAACATCACTAACCAATGTGATCTCGCAGGTTGTCACCTACACTGACGCTTCACCAACAGTTGCAGAACTGTATCCAAAGATTTTGGATGGTGTTCAGAGGATTCAGACCAACTACTTCGGTGGACCGAACTTCATTTTGATGCACCCACGACGCTTGGCTTACATCCTTGCAGCAGTGGATTCTTCAAACCGCCCACTGGCAGTACCAACCGCACAAGGACCACAGAACGCATTCGCAACTGGTTCAGGATCGGTTGTGTATGGCAACTCTGGCTACACGATTGCAGGCTTGCCTGTCATCACGGATGCCAATGTGACCACCACAAACGGTGCAGGCACGAACGAGGATGTCATCATCATTGGTAACACCCAAGAAGCCCACTTGTGGGAACAGGGTGATGGTTCACCAATGATGTTGCGCTTTGAGCAACCAAAGGGTGCTGAACTTGATGTGCAGATGATTGTGTACGGTTACAGTGCTTTCACTGCAAACCGTTACCCAAATGCGTTTGCATTGATTGGTGGCACTGGATTGGTAACACCAACCTTCTAAAGCCGATACCTACATTTCGGATTAGACCGAAAGACCTCCAGCATCTTGAACGGTGTTGGGGGTCTTTCTTTTTCTATTGTGTATGATTTGCAGCATGAACAAACAAATTGATGCACTACTTTTTGAGCGTGAAGGCTATGTGCGCAGAGGCTTGAAGGATCGTGTCAAAGCCTGTGATGATGCGCTGGTTGCGCTTGGTTACAAAAGTAAGGTGGCAGAGGTTGAAACGGCTGCTGTTGAACCCGTAGCAGAGCGTGCTACACGCAAGGCTGCCTCTAAGCGTAAGGGATAACTAATGGCAATCGTGAATGGTTATTGCACTTTGCAGGATGTGAAGTCTGCGCTCAGGCTGACAGACAATGTGGATGACGGGCTGATTGAGAAAGCGATTGAATCAGCATCTAGGCGCATTGATGGTTACACGGGCAGATTCTTTTACAAGACTTCATCCACATCAATCAACATTTACCCAATCAACGAATATCTGTTGCGTATGCCACAAGATCTGTCTAACGACACGATCACAATCAAGATTGATACAACAGCAGACGGTACTTATGCAACCACGCTTACACAGGGCGTTGATTACATTCTTGAGCCAACTAATGCTGTTGTGCGTGGATACCCTTATGTTCATGCTCGTATGGTTGGCGGTGCAACCTTCCCGTTGTATGTGACACCTTCGTTCCCTACGGTTCAGGTCACAGCACAGTGGGGTTGGAACGCTGTTCCTGCTGATGTGTCGCAGGCTTGCGTGCTTCTAGCAATGCGCCAGTTCGCCCGTCTAAACGCTGCGCTAGGTGTGGTTGGTTTTGCTGACATGGCGTTGCAGGTTCGGGCTGTTGATCCTGATGTGCGTGACCTGCTCAACCAGTTTGTGTTGTTCGGGGTTATCTGATGCCAGCAACCGTTTCACAGGTCGCTAACGGACTGAAAACAGCACTCTCCACGATCTCAGGGCTGCGCACATTCAGTTACCAGCCTGAACAGGAGAACCCACCTTTCGGATACCCACAGATCAACAGCATCAACTATCACAGAGCGTATGCAGGTGGTGATGTGGTTATGGATTGGACTGTGTTTGTGGTCGTTGGGCGTTACCTAGACAGAACAGCGCACGCCCAACTTGATGACTATCTTTCATATTCTGGTGCTAAGAGTGTGCGTGCAGCGATTGAAGCAGACAGCACGCTTGGTGGCGTATGTTCCACGCTCATAGTACGATCAGGTGCAGACATAACCAGCCTTGATGCTGGTGGTGCGCAGTTTTTGGTTATTCAAATGCAAGTGGAAGTTCACGGATAGGAAACATCACATGGCAAGTTACAAAGTGTTGAGCAACAGGTTCTCTTTAGGCAAGAAGGGCGAGACAGTGGACAGCGCACTGTTAGATGGGTGTAATATCAGTGCATTGGTTGAAGCAGGTCATCTTGCTGAAGTCAGTGCAAAAGTTTCTAAGACAGTTACAAGCGAACAGGAAAAATAATCATGGCTCAGATCGTTCTCAAAGATGCTTCAATCAGTATTGCCAGCGTTGAATTGGCTGACAGATCAAACAGCGTGGAAGTCAATTACGAAATTGAGTCCGTAGAGGTCAC